TAGCAAAAGAGAAACATAATGTAGCTCTTAACCCAAAAGACAAGCTTGCAGATCTCAAGGCACAGCTTGCATCATTAGATTCCTCTGCACCTGTTGAGGAAGTAGTAGAAGATAGTCCAAGTAAAAACCCATTATATTCAGTCAGTGAGCACGGCAAGATTGTTGAATGGCATCCTATGCACAGAGCTGATTTTTGGAACTTTATTTACGACAAAAAATCTTTGAGCAAAGAGCAGAAAGAACAACTAGGACTGTAAATGGCAACCGTAAAGGCAGTAGATTTAATTAATAGAGCTGAAGAGATTCTCCAGGACAATACTAATGTTAGGTGGTCGCAGCAAACATTATTAAATTATCTTAATGATGGGCAAAGGGAGGTAGTCTTATTTAGACCAGATGCCAATCCAGTCAATGCATCATTTACTCTAGCTGCTAATGCGGCAAAGCAGACACTGCCTAGTGCAGCTTTACGCTTATTGTCTATCTATAAGAACGCATCACCTACTACCAAACCTATAACAAATATAGAAAGAAGAGTGTTAGACGATCAGATAGAAGACTGGTATGGCACCACAGGAACTAATGTCGAACACTATGTCTATGATCCAATGGACCCAAAAATATTTTATGTGTATCCGCACACCACATCCTCCAGTGCTACTATAAGCATTGTTTATAGTTCAGCCCCTGGTGATATAACTATCAGTAATTTTACTTCTGATACTACCGTGATATCTCTAGATGATGTTTACGCTAATGCAATCTTAGACTATATGCTCTATAGGGCTTATCAAAAAGACACTGAGTATGCTGGCGATATGCAAAGATCTGCTATGTATTTACAATCATTTCAAAACTCACTAGGAGTAAAAAATCAAGTTGATGCTGGGTCTACCCCAAGACCAGCAACACCAGCACAGTAATGAATAATGGCAGTAGCAAAAAAGATAGAATCATTAGTACCGAAGGTTAAAAGAGAAGCACCTAGTTGTCCATCTTTTATTGCTATTGAAGAGCTACGCAACACCATCATTGATTTCTGTATTAACACTGACATCTATCTAGCTGATTTATCTTTATTTCAAACAGTAACTGGTATCAATGAGTATGAGTCAGCTGACTTAGATATCCCAGTTGGTTCAGAGCTTAATCATATATTAGACTTCTTTTGTGAGGTTGGTGAGTCTACAGTTCAGTTGTCTGAAAAAAGTCTATCTAGGCTTGAGCCAAAATCCTTAATAGGAAAGCCATCTTTATTTGATTTATATGGCAGTGGTAAACCAAAATATTATTCACAAAAAGATCAAGAGACGATTTTAATCGCACCCACACCCAACCAAAATTATTCTCTTTATGCCTTGTATAGTCTAAAACCAACGGCTACAGCAACAACGATACCCAATATAATAGTGAATGAGTATCAAGAAACTATAGTGCATGGTGCTTTGTATAGACTACAGATGATGAAAGATAGCCCTTGGAGTGATGTCCAGGCGGCAGATTTAAATAAAAGAATGTATGATAAAGGTGAGGCACAAGCTGTAAGAAAGACTAAGTATGGTCTAGTTGGTGCTCCTTTAACAATTAAATATCAGGAGTTTGCATAATGGCATATTCAACAACAATCAAAGTAGTAGTTGGTGATACGCATCCAGAGTTGAATTTTACTCTCAGAGACTCTAATACTGCTGCATCTGGACAAACTTTAGACCCAGAAGATCCAACTACCTTTGCTCCTATCAACTTAACAGGAGCTACGACAAGAGTAAGAATCAGAAAGATTGGTACTACAGCTATTTTAGCAACTATTACAGCATCAAACACTGATGCATCTAATGGTAAGTGTGCCATGGCTTTTACTAATACGACCTTTACCGAGGCAGGGTTTTACGAGGGAGAAATAGAAATCACCAAATCCGATGGCAATATTCAAACAGTAAACGATCTAATTAAGTTTAATGTGAGAGATGACTTTGACTAATGGCTATAAGATTAGTTGTAGAATTTATAGATCTACAAGTATCTATACAGAGTCAAGAAGTATCAGCATCAGTTGAACTAGCACAAAACTCAGCCCCTTCATTAGTTACTAGCACCACGGATGTTGGTCTTGAAGTACAAAATCAAGTTATAGCACCAATCCGTGATGAACTTGTAAGCTTTTTAAGTCTCAATTTAGAAACCACCTTTGTTAATTTACAAGCACAAATATTTATAGATTCAGACACTAAGAATCTTTATTTCTACTCTGGGCACCCAAATGCAGAAATAGTTAATTTATCTGAGCAAGCAGCTTTAGGTTTTGGTAAAACCCTTGCAGATGCTTTTGGTATGGGTGAGCAAATAACTGCATTTAGTTTTGGTTTAGGTAAAACAGACTCTGTAAGCCTGTTGTCTGATCCAGTATTAGCATTTAGTACAACAAAATCTGACCAGTTTAGCGTATCAGAACAACATGCCTTAGGGGTTGGTAAAATAGCTTCAGATTCTTTTGGAATATCTGAAAGCTCAAATAGAGGCACTGGGTTAGGAAAGTCTGACTCTGTAAGCATGTCAGAGAACCTTACAAGATCAACAAATTTAGGCAAATCAGATAGTATTCCTATGACAGAAAGCCTTGCAAGGACTGTTAGCTACAATAGATCCTTTACAGATTCTTTTACTTTAGATGATCTAGCATCGTTTGCAGACCCCTTACAAACAGACTCTGGTCTTAATAAAGGTAATATAGCAACACTAACAGAAGAGCATCAGTTTGCTTTAAGTAAAAGTGTCTCAGATACCTTTGGATTTACTGATTCACCAGCTTTTTCAAACACCCTAGGTGCTACTGATACTGTTTCATTATCTGAATCAGATGTGATATCTTTAAGCAAAGTTGAAGCAGATTCATTTTCAGTTGCAGAATCTATAAGCATTTTAATAACTGTAGGTGGATCAAGTGTTCTCAACACATCTGCTTTAAACTCAAATGCGTTAAACTAGGAGAAATAAATGATTAGCGATAACTTAAAACTGAAAGGGCATCTAAACATTGCTCTTAATGGCGAAACTGTAAAAGAAGTTGATAATATCGTTGTAACAGCTGGTAAAGGTTATGTGGCTAGTAGAATGAAAGATGCTACTGCAACGGCTATGTCGCACATGGCTATAGGTACAAGTTCTACCGCAGCCGCAGCAGGCAACACAACTCTTGGCAGTGAATCTGCTAGAGTAAGTCTTACATCTACAACTGTAAGCTCTAATGAGGTGGTATATGTTGCTACTTTTCCTGCTGGCACAGGTACAGCAGCTATTACTGAGGCTGGGATCTTAAATGCATCATCATCAGGAACTATGCTTTGTAGAACTGTATTTTCAGTTGTAAACAAAGGTGCATCTGACTCAATGACAATAACCTGGACTGTAACAGTTTCTTAATCACATAGGAGGAATCTGTGGCAGTTGTTTTTAAGAACAATGCAAAAACTACGCTTGCATCAGGGGTCAACTCGTCTGCAACATCTATAACCGTATCCGATGGTAGTGTCTTTCCTAGTCTTACAGGTTCGGATATATTCTTTGCTACTCTTGATGATGGCACCAATAATGAAATAGTAAAAGTTACTGCTATAAGTAGTAATACTCTTACTGTTGTCAGAGCCCAGGAGAGTACAACAGCTAGATCTTTTTCTACAGGGGATGAAGCTCAACTCAGATTAACTGCTGGGATCCTTGGTCTTTTCTCTCAAACAGGCGTTGCCATAACCGATGAAATAGAAGCATACCTAGATGCCAATGGTCTTACTTTTCCAGATGATGTAAAAGCACAGTTTGGTGCAAGTAATGATTTACAGATTTACCATGATGGTACAACTAATAATTCTGTAATAAAAGAAATTGGTACAGGCAATCTAGAGTTGTGGGGAAACAATGTAAAGATTATGAATGTTGCAGGTACTGAAACCCAACTAGACGCAAATCCAAACGGTGCAGTAACTCTCTATTATGATAATTCTCCAAAACTAGCCACAACCACAGAAGGTATAGATGTTACAGGTTTAGTAACAATCGATACAAGTCCAGGTTCTACTTATGGGGTAAGCGAAGCCTTAAGAATTGACGATACTGGCGGAATAAACGATAGAGCTTTACAAATATTTGAATTATTACACTCAGGTGCAAGATCACATCGATTAACCTTTAATACAAATATAACAACTGATGGGTCTGCTTATACTTACACTCAAGGTAATTATGGTGGTTCTTCACAAATTGAATTTGGTACTAATGGTCCAATAGTTTTTTACACAGATGCTCAAAACACAGCTGGGTCCACTACAGCAATCACACCAACAGAAAGACTTAGAATAAAGGAAACAGGAGAAGTCGAAGTCCAAGGGGAACTAATAGCAAATGGGAATATTAGATTAACTAATAATTCAAATTATGTTGCTACGAGACAAATCCTTGCAAGAGATACTAATGGTTTATCATTCAAAACAAGTGGTGGTGGAACTACCATGTTTTATACCAACGCTGGTGATGTCACTGTATCAAACAATCTAACTGTAAGCGGTAATGTTGTTGTATCAGGAACAGTTGATGGTAGAGACATAGCTACAGATGGAACTAAGTTAGATGGTATAGAAGCAAGTGCAACAGCCGACCAAACAAATGCTGAGATTAGAGCAGCTGTTGAAGCAGCGAGTGACTCAAATGTGTTTACAGATGCAGACCATACAAAACTCAATGCGATTGAGGCAAGTGCAACAGCCGACCAAACTCAATCCGAAATAAACGCATTAGGCATAACTGCAATAGGTTTGTCTGGGTCTCCAAACATAACAGTTGGAACTATTAATAGTGGCAATATAACTTCTACAGGTACAGGAAATTTTGGTGGCAAAGTCACAATATCAGACTCTGGATTTAACAATCATTTAAGAATTGAAAGAAGTGGTCAAGGTGATCTTTACCTTACACCAAGTGGCAATCAATTAATGTTAGGTGGTGGAGGCTTTTCTCCTGGTAATACTAATTCCGTTGATTTAGGAAGATCAGATAAGTATTGGCGAACTTTGCTTTTAGGCACATCTTTACAGATGGGTGGCACAACTGTGATTGATGCTTCAAGAAACTTAACGAATATCGCACAGCTTTCTAGTACAGGCAGTCACTTAGTTGCTATTACTTCAGGTGTTGGGGTAGGTGGAACACCAGCAGATGCCAACTCAGCAGAATTAGGGGCAGGTTTTCTAAACCTCGCTAGAGACGATACAGCTGATGCTAAACAAATATTATTTGGTAAAAATGGTGCTGAACACTCGTTCATAAAAACAACATCTACAAGCATGATCTTAGGTAGTGGTGTAAACACAAATGCTTTGATTATTGGATTAGATGGTGATGTAGGGGTGGGTACGACCTCACCACCATCAGGTGGTTTGGAAATTTCTAAAGCTAGCCCTGTTTTAAGAATCAGGGAAAACGATCAAACTAACCATTTTTCTGATATTAGATTTAATTCATCTATGCTCAGACTTAGGTCAAGAGCAAATACAAGTAATGGGGGTATTAGGTTTGAGGGTTTTGATGGCTCAACCATAACAACTTATGGCATGTTCACTAATGCTGGCAACTTCCAAATTGGCTCAACCACTGTAATTGATAGCTCTCGTAACCTCACAAATATAGGAACTATCAGTAGTGGTGTTATTACCAGTAGTGGTCTTACTTTTAGTAATGGTGGAGACAGGTCTTTAACTGGACCACTTAATGAAGATTTAATAATTAACGCAAGACCAAATGATACTTCAGAAGGTTTACATCTACAGATAAACGGGACAGATAAATTATTCATAAAGCAAGATGGTAGTGCCACCTTTGCAGGAACTATCTCTGGCACATTAGCATCAACAGTAACAGCGACTACACAAGCAGCCTCAGATAACAGCACAAAAGTATCTACCACAGCTTATGTAACGACTGCTATAGCCAACCTGGTTGATGGTGCACCCTCAACCCTAAATACTCTAAATGAGATAGCAGCAGCCTTGAACGATGACGCTGCTCTCAACACTACCCTAACAAACAGCATTGCTGGAAAATTATCACTTACAGGTGGAACTTTATCAGGAAATCTAGCTTTTAGCGATGATGGAGAAGGAATTAGTTTTTACGGTGGTGAAGCAATTAAGAAGACTTCTGGGACAGGTATTGTAGTTACTGCATTAAGCACACGATCACTAGACACTTTGTTGCAAATTGATAGAGGATCTGGAGGAACAAGGTATAGTGTATATCACGAAGGATATCATCCAGAAGCCGATACACTAACAACACCAAGAACAATTGGAGGAGTATCTTTTGATGGTTCAGCTAATATAAATTTACCTGGTGTAAATACTTCAGGAAATCAAAACACCTCAGGAACAGCAGCAGGCTTATCAGGCACACCAAACATAACTGTTGGAACTATCTCTAGTGGTGCGATTACAACTTCAAGCAATCTTAATATAAGTGGTGATATTTTTGGAACAAGTAACTTTGACATTAGATCAACTGGCAATATTTTTAATACTTTTGGCAACTCAAACAAAACATTTTTTAGAACACAAGATGGCACAGTAAGGTTTGTTATTGATTCAACAGGAAAAATTGGTGCAGGTGGAAATATTGACGAAACACCTGATGCTAATTTACATATCAGAACAAGTGATTTAGGTGGCACTTCAGGAGATCAACAAGAAATAGCCAGATTCCAAACTAATGTTTCTAATGGAAGTGCTCTAAGGGTTTACACAGAAAGACACTCAACAGGAACAAGTTGGACTAGTGCTCAAACAAAAATACAACAAAGAATAGATGCTACCGATATGGGTTACATACTATTCAATGGTAGTGGTAATACTTATGGTATAGAGATCGGCACACATGATACTGCTGGACAAATTAACTTAAGACATAAAGGCACTGTAAGACTTAACACAGTTAATGCAGGGGTGAATGTAACAGGTGCTTTACAAGTTGGCTCAACCACAGTCATAGACTCATCAAAAAACCTTTCAAACATAGGAACTATTACTGCTAGTGGCGATATAACAACTGCTGATAGGATAATTTCTAAAGAATCATCAGGTGGATTTTATAAACTTCATACAGACGGAACTTTTAGAGCCGCATTCCATGATAATAATGATGTTACATCAATATATGCAGATGGTGATGGCTCAAATCCTTTTATAACTTTTAATGGTGGTGCTACACATACTACAGATATTGATGGCATATTAAATCTTTCTAATACCAATGCATCTTTACGAATTGGTGGTACAGAAGTTATTTCAACAGGAAGAAACCTTTCAAACATAGGAACTATCTCTAGTGGAGATATAACTATCTCAGATAGTGCTACTCCATCTTTAATTTTAAACGATACAGGTAATGCAGGAGCTGGTGGAGCTAGTGCTAATATAAAGTTTAATAATACAGCTGGAACTGCTATGGCGATTGGTTACACAGCCAATTCAACCGCAGACTCTGACATGATTATTAGCACCAATGCAGGTGGTACTTATGGTGGCTATTTAAATTTAGCTGCTAATGGTATAACCGATGCAAAAGCTGATATTGTTTTAGAACCTAAAACTAATGTATTTGTAGCAACAGGTGATGTTGGTGTTGGTCAACAATTACCAAGAACAAATATAAATAGTGGTAGTTTTTTTAAGCCCGATAGTAACGGTAAATTTGTAACTATCAATGGTGGAGCAAACGGTGGGTTTATAATGCTTGAATCTACAACAACTACCGATAGCGACCAGATTGGTGGTCTTTTTTGGACAAGAACAGCAGGACAAGGTGATGCACATAAACAAGTTGCAGGGATAGATGCTATACAAGCAGTTTATAGTGGTGGAAGTAATTTAGATGGTGCAAGATTAAGGTTCTACACGAAGCCAGGTGGCTCTGGAACAAATACTCCAAGAATGCAAATTGACCAAAATGGCAATATTTTTGTTGGCTCTACTGCAATAATAGACCAAAGCAGAAACCTCACAAACATAGGAACTATCAGTAGTGGAACAATCAATGCAGGTAATGTTGAGCTTACTTCTTCAGGTTCTATTGAAATAATAAGAAATGGTGATGCTTTTATAGATTTTAAATCATCATCTAGTGAAGATTTTGATTGCAGAATTCAGCAAATTTCAGATGGCATACAGTTTATAACTGGTGGTAATGGTGCAACAGCTACAGCACTTACTTTAAACAGTTCACAAAACGCCACCTTTGCAGGAACTATCAATAGTGGTGCAATTACAAGTACAGGAAACTTATCCTTAACAACAACAGGATCAGAAATAATGCTTGATGCTTATAGCACTTCTCAAGAAGGAGGAGGTATATTTTTCAGGGAAGGTTTTCAAAGTTCTAATAAATACAATTTATCTATTATAGCTAGGTCAAGAAGCAATGATGGTTCTGCTGATGGTTTATCTATAAATGGTTATGAGGGTATTTTCTTTTCAACAGGAAGTAATTCATATCAAGAAAGATTTGGTATAGATATTAGCGGAAATATTTCTGTTGGTGGAACTACAATAATAAACCAATCAAGAAACCTCACAAATATAGGAACTATCTCTAGTGGTGCAATAACTTCAAGTGGGTTGCTAACAGTAAGTTCAAGTAATGACGCATTTCCAACTATTGCACCTGCAACAAAGGCAATTTTTGCAACTGATAATACTGGTGGTTTTGAAGTAGGTATCACACTTTTAGGTAATGCATCTTCAATAATCAATTTTGGTGATTATGCAGATGAAGATATAGGACAGATTAATTACTCACACTCAAGCAACTCTTTAGTTTTTAAAACAAACGCTACTACTGCTCTTACTTTAAACAGTTCACAAAACGCCACCTTTGCAGGAACTATATCTAGTGGGGCTATAACCAGTAGTGGTGTTATAAAAGCTACTCAATATGAGCCATACTCATCTACGTCTGCAATTAGCTATAAAGGTTATGCAAGTAGAGATTTAATAACAGCAGTAGATGGTGCAGCTTATTATTATGGTTCTGATGGTGCAGCTTATGGTATTGTCATTCAGGGAGGACACCCTATATGTAAATCAGTAAAAATAGGTTCAGTTAATGCAGGAACAACAGTAATAGATGCATCAAGAAACCTTACAAACATAGGGACATATTCTGGTACAGGCAATATGACTGTAGCTAAGTCTACAACACCTATAGTTGTATTTGAGACTTCTGCAACTGCAGGACAAGATGCTACTTTAAAAATAAGAGGTGCAAGGACATCATCTAATACTAGTGATATTGCAACTATATTCTTTGATAATAAAACAAGCTCTCCATATACATTAGCAAAAATTATAGCAAGAGACCCATCAGCAAATCATGGTCTTGGTAACGGACAACTAAGATTACAAACATCTTCTGGAGGAACGCTATCAGATAACATTGTTTGTATACAAAGTAATATTAAATTTGCTACAGGAGGACAAAATAGAGCAGAAATCACATCAGCAGGTGTATTTAATTGTGCTAATGATGTTGTAGCTTTTGGAACATTATCCGATATAAGACTTAAAGAAAATATAAAAGTCATAGAAAATCCACTTGATAAAGTGAAACAAATTCGTGGTGTAAACTTCTCTTACAAAAAAGATGGAAGAAAATCTACAGGTCTTATTGCTCAAGAACTTGAAAAGGTTTTACCTAATGCAATATTTACTACTCACGAAATTGGTGATGATGAAGAAATCAAAGCTATTAGATACGGAAATGTAGTTGGTTTATTGGTAGAAGCTATTAAAGAACAACAAGATCAGATAGAATATATGAAGTCAGAAATTAAAACTTTAAAGGAGGCTAATAATGGCAATAAGTAATACTAAAACTGTTCAAAGGGTAGAGGTTTATCCTTTAGCAGACAGTTCAGCAGATGCAACAGCAAATGCAAAACATCCTACTGTTATGGTAGTTTATAACAACACTTTAGGTGGAACTGGTGCAGACGCAGCCCTTGATGGATCTGTAAGCACACAGGTTATAAATTTATCTAAGTTTGTAGAAGATGGCGGTGCAGCAACTGATGTTTCAGGTGAAGATGCTTTAGTGCAAACTATTTGCGGTGCTATCTGGTCATAATAAATGGCAATAGAATCTAGCGGTGCAATATCATTAGGATCAGCCGCTGGAACTAACAGAAGCATAGCAGGAGAGTTTGGCGGTAGCACACCACACTCATTATCAGAATACTACAGAGATGGTAGCTACTCTGACGGCATAAGTATTCCGTCAGGCGAAACAGATATACCTGCATCAGGTGCAATATCTTTTTCAGATTTTCACGGTACGGCAGCTGCAACCTTTACCTGGGGATCAATAATATCATTTCCTCAACAGTGGGGAGATATTACAGGATCTAATACAAGCTTTGGGAGTGCATTTGCTTCAGCACAGATTGGCTTTGCTTTTCAACCAGCAGACAACAGAATAAGAATAAGACACGCAAACTCAAGTAACTCACAGGGCACATCTTATAGTTATGTAAACATGACATACTCTGGTGGCTTAACTCCTACCGATGTACAGGTACAACTTAACTGGTCTGGCAGTTTCAGTGGATCAAGTGGATCGGGAACTGGTGGAGCAGAGCCTAGTGATGGCACATCTGGAGGCAGTTCTTTCACTTGGACTTCAGGCACTTACCACACGATTGCAGAACAATCTACTTCAAGTGATAACGGAAGTTTTTCAGATGCAGTTTGGAATGTTTCAGTATCAAATACAAATCAACTTAGAAGTTATGTAGCAGGCGGTTTGAGTGGAACTAGCATGACTATGCGTTTTAAGGCTATAGGTATTAGTGGTGAGCCAACAGTAGGTCCATCTAATGATAACAGTATAGGTCTAACTGCAAGCAAATCTAGCGGCTTCGGCGGCGGTGGCGGCGGTGGAGGTGGACCATAAGCCAATATGAACGATATAGTAACTATAATTCAACAAGTAGGATTCCCTATAGCAGCAGCTCTTGGACTGGGTTGGTTTATTTACAAACTCATTATGCGTATTGTTGATGGCATGGAAACAAAGCTAGACATTGTAGATGATAAGGTTGCCCAACAAATAAGTGCTATAGAAGAAAGATTAGGCACGAAATTAGACTCACAACATGGTATCTTAGTAGCACTGATAGATAGAATTAGAAGCCTTGATAATGAGATCATTAGACAAGACACACTAATAAAAACTATACTAGGAGTACCACAATTAATTGATAGCAATAAGATTGCTAAGGCGGACAGAGATGACCAAAGGAAAGATTAGTTTTTTATTATTTATATGTTTATCAGCTTCTGCTGATGAAATGGTGCATAAGTTTAAATCCCCATCTTTTAGTGGGATCGGCACTTCAGCACATTATCTAACTATTGAGAATCAGCAATACACTAGAAAAATGACTATCAAGGAGGAGATTAAAGCTCTTCAGGAGCAGCTCAAAAGAGATGCTGAAAATACGACACTAGCCCGATTTATTAGAAACCTAGAAAGCCGTATATATGCTCAAATATCCAGACAGATTGTTGAGAATATGTTTGGTGAAACACCATCTACAGAGGGTATATTTGAGTTAGAAGGTAATACTATTTCTTATTCTATAGTTGACGGCATAATAACTTTAACTATAACCCAAGCAGATGGCACAGAAACTATTATTCAACTTCCTTTTGGTGACTTTACTTTCTAGTTGTGCGTTAAGTTTTGACCCAATAGAAAATAATTTACCCCCACTAGAAAGAATAGAACGAGCAAAAATAGGCACCCTTTTAGTGCCAGCACTAGCTGATGTAAAACTGTCAAGCAAACAGAAACCAGTTATAGCAATCTACACAGGATCTTTCACAGATCAAACTGGTCAAAGAAGAAGCAACTCATCTTATGCAACCTTTAGTTCTGCTGTAACCCAAGCCCCAGATGCATACTTAATTAGAGCATTGAAACACGCAGGATCTAAGCATGGAGGCTTCTTTGAAGTAGTTGAGCGTGTAGGACTCGATTCGGTCACAAAGGAACGCCAGATCATCCGTAGCACACGCCAGGATTTCGGGGAAGAACAAAAATTGCCAGCCTTAGTATTTGCTGGTTTGCTAATGCACGGTGGTGTGATATCTTATGAGAGTAATATTGAAAGTGGCGGTGCTGGTGCCAGATATCTTGGAATCGGTATGTCCAGACAGTTTCGTAGAGATACTGTTACAGTATCTTTAAGAACAGTTTCTGTTACCACAGGTAAAGTATTACTAGAGGTACTTGTTACAAAAACCATACTTAGTGCTTCTTTAGATCAGGATGTGTTTCGTTTTATAAGCGATGAGACTGAGCTAGTAGAAATAGAGAATGGTTTAGTAAGCAACGAATCGATAGACATTGCTTTGCAGACGGCAATAGAGACAGCGGTATTACAAACTATAAAAGAAGGAAACCTTGAAGGTTTTTGGAGTATAAATGAATATGAAAAGATTGAAATTGATAAGCCTTGTGATGCTGATGAGTGCATCGACATACGGGGCTGATAACGAAATCTATGTTAGCCAAGCTGGTGCTAATGCAAATATTGACCTGGAGCAACTAGGCTCATCAAATATTATTGGTGGCTTAGACTCTGTTGCATCAACTCTGACCCCGTTAGATCTTGATGGTATAAATCTTACTCTTGATATAAATCAAATCGGTAACAGCAATTCATTTTTAGGCGATATCTATGGTGATAATGTGACTGGATTCTTTGAGTTTGATGGTGATAGTAACTCTTTCACTATTCAAGCAGATCCAAACAACACCTTTGGAGTATCTAGTTCTAATTATAATGTTGATGTTACTGGTAGTAGCAACACCTTTACACTTGACACAGGAACCTCAGCTCTTTCAGAGACTTTAGATCTTGACTGGATAGTGCAAGGCGACAGCAATACATTCGATTTTGATATAAACTATGATGGAGCAACCAACTATGTAGATGTTGATGGTGATTCAAACACAGTCAACTTTACAGGAAGCGGATACGCTGGTGGTTATTTTTATTTAGATCAAACAGGAAGTAGTAGAACATTTGATATTACGCAATCATCAACCTTGGCAGCCGATTGGCTTAAGATACTTAGCACTGGCTCTAGTGGCACTGTGTGTATCGTACAAGACGACAGCGGAACAGCAACTAGCTGTTGATGTAGGTAATGTTTCGGAGCTCAATGGCTCTGCCCAGGTGGTTAGAGATGAACCATTTGTGGCGGAGCTTGACTTCCAAGTAAAACAAGACGACCAAGCCGTAACTTCTAACGGCAGGATGGCTATCACTTTTCTAGATGATTCCATCGTTAGATTAACTGAACATTCAAAGCTAACTATAAATGAATATGTATTTGATCCAAATCCCTCTAAATCTAAGATGGCTATATCTTTTGGGCTTGGTACAGTTAGGTTTGTCTCTGGTGCTTTAAATAAAATTGATAAACAAAATATTCAGCTATCAACCCCAACTGCTAATATTGCTATTAGAGGTACAGACTTTACTTGTACGGTTGATGAGCTGGGGCGTTCTCTCATTATTCTACTGCCTGGTCTTGATGGCTTATCTAGCGGTGAGATTGTTGTTACTACAGCTGCGGGTTCTGTGGTCCTTAACCAACCCTACGAAGCAACTACAGTATCAGTCTTTGAAAACGAGCCAGCTAAACCAGTAATACTAGATTTAGATCTTACCCAAATAGATAATATGCTTATTGTCACACCACCAAAACAAACTGCTCTATCTGCCGAAGAAAGCAATACTGAAAAATCTAGCAATATATTAGATGTGGACTATCTTGAGTTTGAAGACCTTGATATAGATTATTTAGCTGAGGATGCTCTAGAGTTTACAGAGTTAGATATAAATTACCTTGATGTAAATTTTCTTGAAGATTTACTAGATGTTATTGATGCCCTAGCTATTGCGGAAGAAGAAGATCAGCTGGCAGCTAATATAAGTGCTGTCAATATTACAGGCACACAGTTTGGACAAGACACAGATACACAAGTAACAACATTTCTTACTGGTCAAACCCTTACCCTTATGCGTAGTGTAAGTGAGTCCGCTAGAGTGGATATAGAATCTGCAAGTAGCTATACTGTAATCTTTATACAAGATGGCATATCAAGAGTCATTAAGATAAATGGAGGATCTGGTGGTGTTATTAAAATAACCCAGAGTGATTAATGAACAGAGTACTATTCATATTACTTATAGTTCTAGGACTACCGCTTGTCTTTCAAAGCACACCAACAGAAATACTTAAATTAAAAGTTTTTGACTACTTAGTTCCAGAAAAAGAAGAGTCTGGTTTCTTTACCATATTAAACATAACTGAAGAGGATGTAGCACGAGAAGGTGGCTACCCTTTACCAAGAGAAAGATTGGCAGAGATACATATAGAACTCTTACAAAAAGGTGCTTTAGGTGTGGGCTGGGTTCTTTCTTTCCCCCAACCAGACAGGCTGGGAGGTGATGAAGCTTTTGCAGAAGCTCTTTGCTACGGTGGATCTGTTATAGGAATGTTTGAAGATGGCAGTGGCAACTATCCAAATACTTCTGGAACTGTAGTGCTTGGTAATAACAATAATGCAGGTATTTACTCTACAGGCGTTGTACAAAATATAGACATCCTTAAGAACTGTTCAAACCAAGGTATAGCTGTTGCACCAACAGAGGTTGATAATTTAGTAAGAAGAGTTCCGCTAATGATGAAAACACCAGATGGTTTTGTTTCTGCTTATGGTACAGAGGTTATGAAAGTTCTAGCAGGTAACAGCACATACATTATAAAAACTAATGATAATGGTATAGAAGAAATAACTGTGCAAGGACTCGCACCTGTTAAAACAGATACGCTTGGCAGAAAGTGGATATCCTGGGTAAATACCAAACAAACAACTTTAGAAGAAATGGATGTTGCAGGCAGATATGTTTTTGTTGGTTTTACTGCCAGTGGGATCATGCCACAAGTTGCAACACCAGTTGGATTATTAGAGCCACATAAAATTCAAGCAGCACTATCTGAGTCAATTTTGATTCAAGACTCACCATATATCCCAGATTGGCACTTAGCAGCGGAAATTTTAATTTTTGCAATTTTTGTCGCTTCAGTTTGGCTTGTAATCAATTTTCTGAGCATAACTAAGGGTCTAGGTATGCTTGGAGTTTTGCTGATCTCTACGGGCTTCTTAGGAGCTTTTAGCGTTCAGAAGGGCATTTTACTGGATTTTTCATGGACTTTTGTCTCAGAAATCATAACTTCTACGGTTGCCTTCTATTTAAACTACCAAAAACAGTATAAATTGCGTCAACAGATTAAAAAACAGTTTGAACATTATTTAGATCCAAGACAAGTAAAACAACTACAAGACAATCCTGACCTGCTGAGACTCGGGGGAGAGAAAAAATATTGCACATTTTTATTTACAGATGTCAGAGGATTTACAAATCTATCTGAAAAACTAGAACCAGAACAAGTAACAGAGATAATGAATAAAGTTCTAACAGCTCAAGTAACTTGCATACAAGCACATGGAGGTATGGTAGATAAGTTTATAGGTGATGCTTGTATGGCAATATTTAACGCACCGCTAGATTTAGACAACCATGAAGAAAGAGCTGTAGCCTGTGCCCAGGATATGCGTACCGCTATCAAACAATTACAAAAAGAGTTACCAGAGCCAATAGCTATAGGTATAGGCGTGAACTCTGGTGAGGCTGTTATTGGCAACATGGGATCAGATACTAGGTTTGATTTTTCTGGTATAGGTGATGCAATTAATATTGCAGCAAGATTAGAGTCTGCAACCAAGGAAGTTGGTGTAGATATACTTATAGGTGATGCTACTGCAAAAAATCTTGATTTTGGGTTAAAATTACTTAAACCTATAAAAGTTAAAGGTAAAAGCAAACCTGATGGTACTTTTCCCTTTGGCAGCACGACCGGTGTTATAGCGGGTCATATCAGCGCGCA